ACAACAATAAAAAGGAACAAATAAACATGAACCAAGTAGCAGAAAAAAAGAATAATGCGTTAGCAACATTTGATATGGAAGCTGATGCAGCACAAGGCGCTCAAAATATATCGCAAGAAGATCTTGCGTTACCATTCTTAAAAATTTTGGGACAACTATCTCCAGAGGTAAACAAAAGAGATGGTAAATATGTCGATGGTGCAGAACCAGGCAAAATAATAAATACTGTAACTAATGAATTGTATGACACTTTAAATGTTGTACCATGTCATTACAAAAGACAGTACATCGAATGGCAAGACAGAGGTACCAGTACAGGTGCACCTGTTGCAATGCACGAGGCAGACAGTGACATTGTAAGTCAGACGACTAGAGGTAAAGATTATAAAGACAGATTACCAAACGGTAACTATCTTGATAACACAGCTAGTCACTTTGTATTGACTCTTGGAGATAACCCACAGACAGCTTTGATTTCTATGAAGTCTACTCAACTTAAAGTTAGTAGAAAATGGAACTCAATGATGATGGGTATCAAGATGCAAGGTAAAAACGGTTTATTCACACCGCCAACTTATAGCCACATTTATAAACTATCAACCGTTCAGATGTCTAATGACAAAGGAACATGGTTTGGTTGGGATGTATCTAAAGTTAGTCCTGTAGAAGATAAAGCTATATATGATATGGCTAAGTCATTTGCAGAATCTGTAGGTAAAGGTGAAGTTCAAGCTAAACATAGTACGGAAGAAACTACAAAAAGTTCTTCTAACTACTAACCAGTATCCTAGGTAGTGGGCGTCTAAGCGAGAGTGGCAACGCCCACTTTTATTTTGTATGATAGAAAGATTTAAAAATATATTTGATGGATTAGACCGTGCACATGGTGTCACTGTAGTAGGTGAATCAAATGGTGACGGTAATAAAATTAAAGGTAAATCGTTTGTTAAACGAGAACCAGTCACAGACGATTTGTGGCAAAAGCATTTAGATGGTGCTGACAGTTTGGGTATTATACCAATCAATGATGACAACAAATGTAAGTGGGGATGTATAGACATTGACTCATACGCAGAGTTTGATCACAAAAAATTAATTAATAAAATAAAACAATTTCAATTACCATTAGTAGTATGTAGATCAAAGTCTGGTGGTGCTCATGTATTTTTATTTACAGAAGATTATGTATCAGCAGGTTTGATGCAAGATAAATTAAACGAGATTAGATCTGTATTAGGTTATGGTGGATCAGAAGTATTTCCTAAACAAAGAGAATTAAAATCAAAAGATGATACAGGAAACTTTTTAAATTTACCATACTTTAATTGTGGTCAAACAACAAGATACGCCTTTATGGAAGATGGCGAAGCTGCTAGTATAGATGCTTTTTTTGAACTCTACGAAAGACATAAACAACAAGACATCAGCAAGATAGAAATTAAAAGACCAGAGACACCATACTCTGACGGACCACCATGTATAGAATTAATGGCACAAAATAAAATTGGTGAAGGTGGTAGAAACAATGCACTATTTCATTATGGTGTGTATGCAAAATCTAAATGGCCAGACAATTGGAAAACAAAAGTAATGATCTTTAATGAGTCTGCAATGCAGCAACCATTGTCAGATACAGAAGTACAAATAATTATAAAACAACATGACAAGAAAGAGTGGGGTTATAAATGTAATGACCAACCTATGTGTAGTTTGTGTGATAAAAAATTATGTAGGTCTAGAAAGTTTGGTATAGGTCAAGAGATAATATTTCCAAGTCTAACAGATTTACAAGTAGTTAACTTGGAAGAACCTTATTATTATATGAATGTAGATGGTGATAGATTATATCTAGACTCAGCAAAGCATTTAGCTAATCAAGTTTTATTTCAAGAAGAATGTATTAAACAATTAAGAATAAATCCACCAACACTAAAGACAGGTGATTGGAAAAAAATAACTACTGTATTACTAAGTGGTGCGGAGATTACAGAACCTGCAGAAGGCACGAGTACAAAAGATATATTAAATAATTACCTGGAAGATTATTGTGTAAACAGAATACAAAAAGACGACTACGAAGACTTACGTAATGGTGGTACTTATACTAAAGATGGCTTTCATCACTTTGTATTTGATAACTTTTTCAATAATTATCTATCAAGAAAACATTGGAGAGTTCCATATCAAAGAACATCGCAGATGTTGAAAGATGATCTAAACTGTACAACTAAACGTGTAGGTAAAACAAAACTATCTGTGTTTGTTGTAGCGAGATTTGATAAAAAAATAGAAACATACAAACCAAAAACATTTAAGAAAGAAAATTACTAATGCGTCACATAATTTATGGTCCTCCAGGCACAGGTAAGACACATACATTACTGGGACATATAGAAAAATTTTTAGCTGAAACACCATCAGATAAGATTGGTTATTTCACATTTAGTAAAAACGCTGCGCAAGAAGGTAAACAAAGAGCAGCAGATAAATTTAAACTATCTCATAATGATCTACCATATTTTCAAACCTTACATTCATTTTGTTTTAATCAATTGGGTGTAAATAAAAACCAGGTGATGCAGGCAAAACATTACAAAGAATTATCAGAAAAAATGAAAATAGAATTAGAAGGTGCAAGACAAGATGAAGACTATGAAGGTATATTTTTTTCTCCAGATCCATACATACAATTGATAAACTTAGCACGATCAAAAGAAATGGACCCTATAAAATTTCATCATTTAAATAATAATTATAAAATACAATTAAATAAATTAGAAATAATAATTGAAGAACTAGAGCGATACAAAGAACAACATGGTCTTATAGATTTTCCTGACATGCTTGATAAATTTATAGAAAGTGGTGAAGCACCAAGTTTGAGAGTTATGTTTGTAGATGAAGCACAAGATTTAAGTTTAACGCAATGGAGATTAGTCAAAAAGATAGAAGAAAAAGCACAAGACTCATATATATCCGGTGATGATGATCAGGCTATATATAAATGGAACGGTGCACATGTAAGTACATTTATAAATTTAGAAGGTGAGAGAACTACTTTAGATCAATCAAGAAGGGTTCCACAAAAACCTTTTGCACTTGCGAATAAAATAATAAAAAAAGTACATGATAGAGTAGAAAAAGAATGGCTACCAAAAGAAGAAAAAGGATCTGTTCAATACTGTAGCGATTTACATGAAGTAGATTTTTCACAAGGTAGATGGCTAGTATTAGCACAAGCAAATTATATGTTAGCAAGTATTGGAGAAATATTAGACCAAAAAGATTTATATTGGCAACGAAGAAATGCTACTCCAAGAATAAAAAATATTTATGAAATTGCACAAAAATGGAATAATTTAAAAAAAGGTATACCTCTTCACTACAATGAAATTAAAGAAATAAAATCAAAGATGACTAAAAATAACTGGGATTCAAAATTATTTAAAACAATAATTAAAGATGGTTTTTATGACATAGATACATTGAAAGAAAAATACGGACTTAAAACAGAAGCTGAATGGTATGAAGCATTAGATCAAGCTTTAAAAACAGACATAAGAAAAATATTAAAACTAATAGAATCAGATGAAGACTTAACTAAAAATCCTAGAATTAGTATTTCTACGATACATGGCGTTAAAGGTAATGAACGAGAAAATGTAGTTGTAATAACAGACTTGGCTGGTGCAGCATTTGTTGATTATCTAAAAGATCCAGATGATACACACAGATTATTTTATGTTGCGTGCACAAGAACAGAGAAGAACTTATATATAATCGAACCACAAACAAAGAAGGCTTACAATCTATGACAAACAAAGATATATTTAAAAAAGCAACATACGATTCACTAGACAATCAAGTTGGTGGAAAACATTACAAACAAATGAAGATACAACCAGCAGAGTTTATAAATGAAAACAAATTGCTTTTTGCAGAAGGCAATGCTATAAAATATATATGTCGACATCAGTCAAAGGGAAAAGAAGAAGACATAAATAAAGCAATACATTATTTAGAAATGATATTAGAAAGAGACTATTCATGAAACCTATATTCAAACCACAAACAGAGTGGCTACCACCAGAATCTTTTCCAGACTTATCAAAGTATGATGAGATTGCAATTGACTTAGAGACCAAAGACCCAGATTTAAAATCAACAGGTTCAGGATCTGTAATTGGTAATGGTAAAGTTGTAGGTATAGCTGTTGCTGTAGAAGGTTGGTCTGGATATTATCCTATCGCACATGAAGGTGGTGGTAACATGGATAAGAATATGGTTATCAAATGGTTTACAGATGTACTAAAAACACCTGCAATTAAGATATTTCACAATGCAATGTACGATGTATGTTGGATTAGGTCTATGGGCCTTAAAATAGAGGGTAAGATCGTGGATACCATGATTGCTGGCTCTCTCGTGGACGAGAATCGCTTTCGATATGATTTAGGTAGTTTGGGTCGTGATTACGTCGGAATCGGTAAAAACGAGGCTGTATTGAAGGAAACTGCAGCTCATTGGGGTATAGATGCTAAGTCTGAGATGTATAAACTACCTGCAATGTATGTTGGAGAATATGCCGAGCAAGATGCAGTGTTGACTCTAAAACTATGGCAAGAAATGAAAAAAGAAATACTAGATGAAGATGTACAATCTATCTTTGATCTTGAAACAGAATTGTTTCCATGTCTTGTTGACATGAGATTTTTAGGAGTACGTGTTGATGTAGATGCAGCACACAAATTAAAACAAGAATTAGTATCAGATGAAAAGAAATGTTTACAGGAAGTTAAAAAAGTAACAGGGATTGATGTACAGATCTGGGCTGCAAGATCAATAGCCGAAGTATTTGATAAATTAAAATTACCTTACGAACGAACTTTAAAAACTGAAGCACCAAGCTTTACTAAAAATTGGTTACAGAATCAAACACACCCTGTAGCAAAAGCAATTGCAAATGCAAGAGAGATAAATAAATCTCACACAACATTTATAGATACAATATTAAAACATTCACACAAAGGTCGTATTCATGCAGAGATTAATCAAATTAGATCTGATCAAGGTGGTACAGTAACAGGACGATTCAGTTGCAACAATCCAAACTTACAACAGATTCCTGCACGTAACAAGGAACTTGGACCACGGATCAGGAGTTTGTTTATTCCAGAAGAAGGACACACTTGGGGTTGCTTTGACTACTCACAACAAGAACCTAGATTGGTTACACACTATGCTAGTCTCGATGATTTATATAAAGTAAATGAAGTTGTTGATGCATACAACGATGAACCGGATACAGACTTTCACAAAATTGTAGCTGACATGGCAAACATACCTAGATCACAGGCCAAGACAATTAATCTTGGTTTGTTTTATGGTATGGGTAAAAATAAATTACAAGCAGAGCTAGGTGTATCAAAAGAAAATGCTGATGATCTATTTAGAACTTACCATGACAAAGTTCCATTTGTAAAAATGTTAATGGAAAGTGTAATGCGTAGAGCCCAAGATAAAGGTCGAGTTAGAACTTTACTTGGACGTAGATGTAGGTTTAATTTATGGGAGCCTAACCAGTTTGGGATACATAAAGCATTGCCTCACGAAGATGCACTCCAGGAACACGGACCAGGGATCAAGCGTGCTTTTACATACAAAGCATTAAATAAACTTATACAAGGATCAGCAGCTGATATGACTAAAAAAGCTATGGTTGATCTATACAAAGAAGGTATCATACCGCATATACAAGTACATGATGAACTTGATATATCGGTCGATGGTAATGCAGATAAAATAAAAGAGATTATGGAATCTGCAGTAGAATTAGAAGTACCTAACAAGGTGGACTATGAATCTGGTCCAAATTGGGGTAATATAAAATGAGGATAAATTATGGCTTACTTGAATGCAAATATACCTGCAACTTATGCACAAATAAAAAGAGAATATTTATATGATCTTAAAAAACATCATGGAGAAGTTGAAGACTGCATTGTGTTTGGTCTTAGCGCTCTTACAGGTCGCAGTATACTATTTCATGCTATTATGGAAAACGGTGCAATATTTTATCGCCTACCAATTAGCGCGTTTATTCAACAGGGATTTGAACCATCCGGAGTGCCCGCAAGACGACTTGATGAACTACAGCTCTGGAATTGTTTTTCTTATTATCCTTCTGTCCATCGTTGGGATATATTAGACGGACAAGCCGGTAAGTATATCGGAAAAGACAAGAAATGGCACCCAGGAAAATATTTATTTACAGTTGACTTTGCACATCCAGAGTCTAATATACTTGACACTGATCATTCAGAGATTCCGCACGAACATAAGTGCGCTCACATAATTGCCCTCGATGACGGTAATTTTGCAGCACAACCTAACAATAGATGTATATGGGATATACCTTCTTTCACAGTGAAAGATAACAT